AAGATGGTTTTAAATACCGCATGGTTAACGACAAAGACATCACAGGCACTCTTGATGCTGACGTTGATCTTGTTGATCCTTATTTGGCAAAGAAATAAACTAGGAGTAAGATATGAGCGAAGAAAATAATGATGTTACTAGTAACAACGAAGTTGCCCCAGAAATTCAACATGAGGCTGAATCCCAAGGTTGGGTTCCTAAAGAAAGATTTCGTGGTAATGAAGCTGATTGGGTAGATGCTGATGTTTTTGTAAAACGTGGTCGAGAAATTCTTCCTATTCTTCGTAAGAATAATGAGAACCTTGTTAAAGACCTTAATGCTACAAAAGAACAACTTAAAGAGTTTCGACAAGCAGCAGAAGAATTTAAACAGTTTCAACGTGAAACTTATGAACGTAAAGTTAATGAATACGAACTCCGTATTCAAGAGATTAAAGAAAGCCGTGCTCAAGCTATTAGCGATGGGGACGGTCAGAAAGTCAATGCTTTAGACGATGCATTGGACCTTGCAAAAGAAGAATACAAAGAGGCTAAACAAGCCGTTAAAGATGCAGATGTTGTTAAGACACCTGAGCCAGTACAGGCTGAGATTGATCCAGGCTTACAAGCGTGGTTAGATCGCAACACTTGGTTTGGTGAAGACAAACGAATGACTGCTGTCGTTAATGGTATTGGTGAAAGTCTTCGAGTAGAGTTTCCTATGCTTAAGGGACAACCATTTCTAGATAAGCTTGATGAAGTGTTAGCAGAAGAGTTTCCTAATAAGTTTGGTAAAAAACAAAGTATACGCAGTCGGGTTGAATCTGGGTCAGGTAGGCAAGGTCGCAGTAGTGGCAATGCTCAATCCTATGAGAATTTACCCCCTGAAGCAAAGTCAGCATGTGATCGGTTTGTTAAGCAAAAGCTTATGACTCGTGAACAATATGTTGCAGACTTTGACTGGAACTAATTTTTAACTTACACTAAAGGAAATTGATATGCCACGTGCACTAAATGAGTTTGAAAAACGTGATCGTCTTCTAGAGAAAATGGCAGATAAACAAGCAGCAGCCGCTGCTCCCAAACCTGCTGAAGATGGTACAACTCGAAAACGTAGGAATGTCTTTAATGGGACAGAAGCTAAAATAAGTGTTCGAACACAGATAGAAGGTTATCACCTCCATGTCTTTACAGATACTGGAGGACGAATTCAAGAGGCTATGGATAGTGGCTACGAATTTGTAAAACCTGATGAAGTGGGAGGCGTGAGTGAGAATGTAATCAGCCGTAATGGTGATCTTGGAGAAAGAATTAGATATCTTGTAAATCCTCGTGCAGAAGGCACGGAGCAATATGGATATTTAATGAAGATTCGGCAAGAATGGTATGAGGAAGATCAAGCTGAACTTCAGGCTAAAAACAATCGCATTGATGCTTCTATCCGCAAAGGGAAGATTACTGGAGATGATCCATCTTTCTATACCCCAAGTGGTGGAATCAAACTTAACTAATGTTTTATAAGGAGTCTTAAATGGCTAACGTAAACAAACCCAACGGATTTAGTCCTGTTGGTAACTTGCTAGGTGGCAAGTGGAATGAGCAGGGTCGTGTATACGCTATCCCTACCTCTGACACTACCAATAGCTATGCAATCGGTGATTGTGTAATGTCTGCTGCTGGTTCGGATGTTAATGGCATTCGTTATATCCAGAAGTGGGGCGGTGCAACAACTACCTCTGCTTTGCCTTTGGGTATTATTGTCGGTGTTCGTGTTGCTGATTCTAGCGTAAGCTTGGTTGGTACTACTTTGGACCTGACACAAACTTACATTCCCGCAGGTACTCGTACCACTGTGCGTTATGTATATGTCGTGGATGATCCATTTGTTTTGTTTGAAGCTCAGTTTAACGCTACGGGTGCAACCCAAGCTCAACTGTCTTTGAACGCTGCTGTGACCATCTCTGCTGCAAATCAAACATCTTTGTCTACAAGTTCACCGTTCTCTGATATGGTCCTTTCAGGTCCTGCAGTTACGGCTACTTTGCCAATTCGTTTGCTTGGTGCTGTTCAACGTGTTGACAATGAAGTTACTAGTGCTGCTAGTCCTTATGTCCGTGTGTTGTGCAAGTTTAACTACCACGAGTACGGTACTATCGCCTCTGCCTCTGGCTCAGTCGTTAACTACCTTGCAGTTTAATTAAGGAGAAATAAATCATGGCTGGTGTAATTACTACCGCATCCCACCCCAAGGCTCTATGGCCTGGTGTTAAAGCTTGGTGGGGACAAGTCTACAATGAGCATCCAGAAGAGTATGTTGACCTGTTCGACAAAGATACTTCTACTCAGAACTACGAAGAAGACGTTCAACTGTCTGGTTTCGGTTTGGTTCCTGTGAAGTCTGAAGGTCAAGGAACTGCATACGACTCTGAAATTCAAGGCTTTACCACACGTTATACACACGTTGCTTACGCAATGGGTTACATCGTGACTAAAGAAGAGTTGGATGACAACTTGTATGAGCAAATCTCTAAGAAACGTGCTGCTGCTTTGGCTATGTCTTTCCGTCAAACGAAAGAAAACATTGCTGCTAACGTGTACAACCGTGCTTTCAACAGTACGTATAAAGGTGGTGATGGTGTCGCTTTGTGCGCTACTAACCACCCTAATACTGCTGGTGGTACATGGTCTAACAAGCCTACAGTTGATGTTGACTTGTCAGAAGCTGCTTTGGAAGATGCAGTGATTGCAATCATGGGTCTGCGTAATGACCGTGATTTGTTGGTTGCTATTCAACCTAACAGCCTGCACATTGCTCGTCAAGAAGTGTTCAATGCTCAGCGTATTCTTCACTCTCAGTACCAAACAGGTAACGCCAACAATGACATCAACGTCATTGCAACTGGTAACTACTTGCCTGGTGGCTTTAAAGTGAACCACTACTTCACAAGCCCTCACGCTTGGTTTATCCGTAACACCATCCCTGGTGGTACTGGTATGAAGTACTACGAGCGTCATGCTGTCACGTTCGATCAGGACAATGACTTTGATACTATGAACGTTAAAGCTAAAGGCTACGAGCGTTATAGTTTCGGTTGGTCTGATCCCCGTGCCATCTTTGGCTCTAATGGTCCATAATTGTTATTAGTAACAAGCCCCCTCTCAAAAGGAGGGGGTTCTTTTTTAACTAAAGGAATTTAAAATGAGCTACGAACGTGAAAAAGAAAAGGGCAAGCGTCCTGATGTTACAGTCCAAGCTAAAATGATGGCAGCTAAGAAAATGGCTCCTACTAAAAAAGCGGCTGCAAAAAAGACTATGCCTAAAAAGAAAATGTAAAGTACAATTCAATCTTCCAATGACGCTTCAGAAATGGAGCGTTGTTTTAAACAACGTCAAAGGAACTTATCATGTCAAACCCAACCCGATTTCTTAGTGGTGTAGCCACTGTCCCCGCAAGCCAACCTCTTGGCAACTTCCCTTTTCCTGATCCATTTCACACTAGTGGCACAACTGGTTTAGATGTTTTTACCTACGAAAATGATTACACTGATTTAGGTGCTGCTGCTTCCCGCACTATTACTGGTACTAGCAGCACATTTACTCTTGTAGATGGTGTAGGTGGCATCGGTCGTTTAACTCCAGGTGGTGCTACTACTGCTTCTAGTATGTATCGCACTGCTGCTGCTTTTCAATTTGTAGCTGGTCAAAAGTTTTGGTATACCACACGCATTGCTTATAGCGGTGTTGGTGCTGGTATTACTAGTTACTTTGGTGTAATTAAAACTGCTGGTGCTACTACAGATAGCTTGTTGTTTAAACTTGCTGCTACTGGTGTATTGAGTTTTGTATCTACAGTTAACAACACAGCAACAACATTAGTAGCTTCTGTTACTACTATGACTGCTGCTACTTATGCTGAAGTTGCATTTTGTTATGATGGCACTGATCTGCTTGTGTACTTTGCACACAACTTAATTGCTCGTATTTCTAATGTGACCATTGGTTCTACTGGTACAACATTAACAAATGCTGCCCTTACTGAGATTGTTCAGATTACTCCTGCTGCTACAGAAACAGCTTCTGTTGATTTTGTATTGGTTGCTCAAGAAGTTGTACGCTAATAGATTAAAGTAAACACCACATCTGTCACAACAGTGATGGGTGTGGTTTCTTACTAAGAATAATTTAGTGTTAAACATAAACAAAGTGGGAGTCTAATATGGCTGATATGTTTCTTAAGAGTGGCGAGCAACCTCGTTATTTTGCTTTTAGTGGTGTAAATGCTACAACTACTAATCAAGCATCTTCACCAATCTATAAAGAAAGTCCATACAGTAGCTTCCAAGCTATTGTCACTGGCACAGGTGCTGTAACTGCAACTGTTGCTTTACAAGTGTCTAATGAAGCTGCTACCTTTAATGGTACTAAGTCTAATTGGATTACTATGGGTACTATCACTTTGTCTGGTACTACTACAGCTACCGATGGATTTACAACTGTGTGTCCTTGGCGTTATGTTCGTGCTAACGTGACTAACGTTACTGGCACTGGTGCTACCGCTGAAATCATTATGGGTGTGTAATCATGGCTGTTGCTACTACAAACCTTTATGGGGCTTTTGATAATCCTGGTGATTTTGGGATTACAGAATATGGAGTAGCTACCGATAAGTACGGGGTCATCCAAGACCCCATTACTTCTACAGGCAAATTGTTACTAGAAACAGGTGACGCATTGCTGCAAGAAGATAGCAGCTACATCTTGTTGTAATTTAGGATACCTATGACTTCAACTGTATTTACAACTGGAACTGTTATTGAGTCTCCTTGGCTCAATGATGTTAATGGTGCTACATACAACGGCACAGCCGTATACACACCTGCTGGTACTGGAGCTATTGCCACTACCATGCAAGCTAAGTTGCGTCAATCTGTTAGCGTCATGGACTTTGGTGCAGTATGTAATGGTATTGTGGATGACACTGCGGCAGTTCAAGCTGCTGTCAACTACTGCTTAACAGACCCACTTAGACCTATTTCTTTGATAGTGCCAGGACAATGTAAGCTAACAGCATCAATTAACATTGACCAAACAGTAAGTGTCACAACTCTAAAATTAGGTGACTTTAGAATTATTGGTCAAGGCAAAATGCCTGGCTTTTACACCACAACCCCAATTGTGATGTTCTCAGCAACAGCCAATCACACAGTTCAGTCTGTATCTTCAAACATTTCGTTTGAAGGCATTGTGTTTGATAACAATGATCGCACAGTTGCCGCATTTGTAACTGATGGCGCTTACATTCAAGTTAAGTTTCAGAACTGCCGATTCAATCGAATTAAGTGTATGAACACAACTGGAATTAATACGTTTTCGTATTCATTCTTGGCTTGTGAGATGCGTAACTGGGATGGTAATTTTTTTAGCTTAAGTTATACCAGTGCTAATGACATTACTTTTTCAAACTGCTACTTTAATGGTGGCTACAACTGCGTTGTCTTAGGTATTGTTCAAACTTTTAATTTTATTGACAATACTGCTGAATCTCTACAAGGTAGACCTATTAGCACCAATGGTGGTCGTGATATTTTAATTACAGGCAATTATTTTGAAGCTAATAGAACAGCGTTAGGTCAAGCATACGAAGTAGAACTTGCGTCAGGAGCATTTGCTCTTTATGGTTGTGTTGTTCAAGCAAACTTGTTTTATTTAAGTGCAGGACAAGTTACTGATGCTAATGATTATGCTGTTAATTATGGTACACCAGTAAGTGCTACTTCTATTGGGAATTGGTCTTCTGGAAAACTTAGCCGAACAGTAACCCCCGTTTTGGGCTCGTTTATGTCGTTTGGTGACGCAGATAACAAAACCAACGCAGCAGCCGATTCCATATCAGTTTTGACAGACTTTCAAGGCGCGTCTCTTGCACTTGGCACAAAAGGCTATTACCAACAAATCAACAACTACAACGTGCAAACTGTTGCAGTTACCAAAGCATTTGGGTCTGATTTGTTTAACGCAGCCGCTACAACTGACAACGCTGTGCTATTTACTCAACCAGCGCAGTCTTTGTTGCTGAACGTAACAATGGTTAATGATTTGTTGTTTGTTGCACCAAGCATGACTAATTTAGGAGTTACTGTTGGTGATGGTTCTAACGCCGCAGGCATTTTTACAGAAACCATGAATTTGACTTCTAATGCCCTTAACACCAAGTACAAAAATCGTGGAGTTTACTGGAATGGCGGTGCTGTTGGGACTGAATATTACACAACCACTGCAAAGGCTTGGTCAGGCTATGCCACGGCAACTGGAGCAAATTTAAACACTTTGACAGCGGGTCAAGTGACTTTCTACTTTACATATCGTTCTCTATAACTGGAGCAAATAAATGGCTGACTTAAAAATTTCCGCACTAACGGCATCTACCACTCCCCTTGCGGGAACGGAAGTTTTGCCAATTGTGCAAAGCGGTACAACTAAACAAGTTTCTGTAGCTAATTTAACTGCTGGTCGAGCCGTATCTGCTTCAACTCTTGGCGTTGGCGTTACCACTCCTGTCAGCATAGTTGAAGCAAGTTCAACAACCCCTGTTATCACTGCTTCACAAAGCAGCACATCGGTTGCAATTGACACTTTGGTTGGGGCGTTTAATGCTTACTCTTATGATGCGTCATTAAACAGCAAAGGTGGCGTAGGTGGCGTTCGAGTTTATTCGGAAGCAACATGGAATACAGGCGGCACACCATCGTATCTTGCGTTTTATACGCACCCAGGCTCGGCAAATAATGATACTTTGCTTGGTGCTGTGGTTGAAGCTGGTAGATTTGACTCAACTGGCAATTTAAAAGTTGCTATTGGTAATGTAGTCATCGGCACATCTGGCAAAGGCATCGACTTTTCTGCCACATCAGGCACAGGCACAAGCGAGTTGTTGGCTGACTATGAAGAAGGTACTTGGACACCATCCGACACATCGGGTGCTGGATTGACTTTGACAATCACTGGCACATCAACATATACAAAAATTGGCCGACAAGTAATTGCTACTGCTGACATTACTTATCCAGTTACTGTCAATGCAAGTTTGACACTTATTGGTGGTTTGCCTTTTACCACAGCCGCAGCACCAAGCGGTGCTGGTTCAATTGGTTATACCGATTACGGCACTTGGATTACCGCATCGCCTAGCGGCTCGGCCACAGCATTTAGATTTATTGGTGCAACTACTTTTTTGACAAACGCCCAATTGTCTGGAAAACGTGTTCAAGTCACCATTATCTACATAGTTTAAGGACTAATCATGGCGCTTACAAAAGCCTCCTATGCAATGATTACTGGTGCTGTAGCCAATATTTTGGACTATGGCGCAGTAGGTGATGGCGTAGCTAACGACACTGTCGCTATTCAAGCCGCTATTACAGCAATTGCCGCAAAGACAACAAAAGGCGCTGTGTATATCCCTTCTGGGAATTACAAGATTACAGCGGTTTTGACAGTACCTTATGGCGTGTCAATATTTGGAGATGGCGCAACAGCATCAAATTTGCAATGCGAAAACTGCGATGGTTTGCAATTCACATCGTTTGGATATCAGATCGGAAGTATGTTCTACGAGGATTTTGGTTTAACCGCCAATTCTGGAACAAATCGTGTTGGCGTGTTGGCGCTAGATGACGCATCAACACAAGATGGTTTATATCTAAACCGACTGCGTTTTTATGGATGGAATCAGTGCATTGTGTTGAGTTCAGATTGGAACTGCACAATCTCAGACTGTGTTGGTCAAAATATTAACCAAGCGGTCAATCTTGCTCAGGGTGATGGGCAAGCACTTGGTATCAGAATTATTAACAACCGATTTACCTACTCTTCTGGCGGTTTAGGAACGGCAGATAAATACGCAATTGTGCTATCTGCAACAACCGAATTTGTTGAAAGCGTCCATATTCTTACAAACCAAATTTTTGGCTTTGTCAAGAACGTAATTATTGTTAAAGGTTACTTTGTCAACATTGTAGGAAATGACTTTAGTGGCACTGGAAACGTCATTGAGTTTGATACGCCTACTGGAGGCTACACCATTCAAAACAATTTTATTGAAGTTGTTGGGGCATCTGGGTGTGGGATTTTAATTCCTTCTGTCAGCATTCAAGACGACACATACAGAACGGAAATCCAAAACAACAATATTCAAGGCACAGGCAGCGCGTCTGCTTACGGCATCAACATTGGAACTGGCACTGGCAATTTTCAATGGAATATTCTTGTAGATAACAACACGGTAAGTGGTTTTGCTACGGCAGACATTAACATTCGTGCTGGTGGTTACACAACCATTTCTAACAATCGTTGCATATCTTCTGCTGCTACACAAAGTATGTATTTGGACACAATTACTGGTGGCAGTGTGTCTGTTGAAAATAATCGTTGTTTAAAACCAATTACGATTGCTACGATTGCTGATTACACAGGCGGCAAGATACTTTTGTCGGGCAACATTGAAAACAATTTATTTCAAGCAACAAAACAATCTGCTGTGCCTACAACTGGCACATGGCGTGTGACTGATGTGGTAATGAATTCTGCGCCTGCTGCGGGTTCACCTGCTGGATGGGTTTGCACTGTGGCTGGAACGCCTGGTACTTGGAAAGCAATGGCTAATTTGGTTTAAACCGTACTGGTGCGGCCCACCAGCCTTAATGCCTGACTGGATGGTCAGGCTGGAAACAAGGAAATGATATGTTGGAAAAAGTTATCTCTGTCGATTTAATTGAAGTTGTTGAAAACGGCTGCATTCAAGTTCGCACCAAGACTGCTATCAAAGAAGATGGCGTTGAAATCAGTAGCAAGTTTCACCGCCATGTGGTTGCCCCTGGCGCTGACGTAAGCGCTGAAGATGCCAAAGTGCAAGCAATTGCCGCATCTATCCACACTCCTGAAGTGATTGCTGCATACGAAGCTGCCAATCCAGTTGTACAAATGCCCGAAATTCCAGCATAATATGCTGACAAACCGTATCGGCGAGGTTCACCGAGGAATCCAAGGATTCAGAAAACATGACTGAAGAAGTCCAAGCCCTAGCGGAAGTAGACTCCGCGCCAACCACGGATGTGACGGCCACACCTGAAGTTGCTGAAAGTACGCCGGAAGTAGCTGAAACACAGCCTGCCAAGACATTCTCGCAAGAGGAACTTGACGCTGCTATTGGCAAACGCCTCGCAAGAGAGCAACGTAAGTGGGAAAGAGAACAGCAACAACGATCTGCCGAAACGCAAATCGTGAAAGCAGCTCCGTCAGCATCCGTTGACCAGTTTGAAAGCCCTGAAGCCTATGCGGAAGCATTGGCATATCAGAAAGCTGAAGAACTATTGGCCAAACGTGAAGCGGCAAAGCAGCAGTCGCAAGTTCTTGAGAGTTATCACGACTTGGAAGAAGAAGCTAGGACTAAGTATGACGACTTTGAACAAGTCGCCTACAACCCTAAACTTCCGATCACAAACGTGATGGCAGAAACGATTCAGTCTTCGGACGTTGGGCCTGAGTTAGCGTACTATCTCGGCTCTAATCCAAAAGAAGCAGATCGCATCTCACGCATGTCGCCATTGAGCCAGGCGAAGGAAATTGGGAAAATTGAAGCCAAATTGGTTTCAGCGCCCCCAGTTAGAAAAACGACATCTGCGCCAGCGCCGATTTCACCTGTCACCGCACGCTCCGCTGGAGTGTCGGCTTACGATACAACTGATCCTCGGTCTACCAAGTCCATGAGTGCATCAGAATGGATTGAGGCCGAGCGCAAACGACAAGTGAAAAAGTGGGAAGCACAGAACCGCTAATTTTTTTAAAGGACTTTTAAAATGTCAAACAGTATTCTGACGATCGACATGATCACAAGAAAATCACTCGAAATCCTCGAGAACAACCTTGTGATCACCCGTAACGTGAACCGCCAGTATGACGACAGCTTCGCTGTTGAAGGTGCTAAGATCGGTTCAACCCTCCGTATCCGTTTACCTGACCGCGCTTTGGTAACTGACGGCGCCGCCCTGCAAGTTCAGGACGACAACGAGCAGTTCACCACTTTGACCGTTGCCAGCCAAAAGCACATCGGTGTCAACTTCACATCTGCTGAATTGACCATGCAATTGGATGACTTCGCTGAGCGTGTGTTAAAGCCTCGTATCAGCCAGTTGGCATCTTCTATTGATGCAGACGTGGCCAATGCGTACAAAACCATCGGTAACACCGTTGGTACACCTGGCACAACTCCTTCTACTTCTTTGGTCTTGTTGCAAGCCCAGCAGAAGCTGAATGAGAACGCAGCCGTGATGTCCCCACGTTACGCTACCGTGAACCCTGCTGCTAACGCTGGCTTGGTTGAAGGCATGAAAGGTCTGTTCAATCCTACAGACACTATCAGCAAGCAATTCAAGAACGGCATGATGGGCACTGGCGTGTTGGGCTTTGACGAGATCAACATGTCTCAGTCTATCAAGCAGCACACCACTGGCTCACGCAGTGCAACAGCTTCTACATTGGTTAAGACCCCCGGCGTTACTGCCGAAGGTGCAACTTCCATTTTGTTAGAGCAAGGCTCTGTGTCCACAACCATCAAAGCTGGTGACGTGTTTACTATCAGCGGTTGCAATGCTGTCAACCCACAAACCCGTGAATCCACTGGTTCGTTGTTCCAGTTCGTAGCTTTGGCTGATGCAACCGCTTCATCCGGCACTTGGACTGTGACTGTGGCTCCTATGTACTCCGCTGCAAACGCACTGGCTACTGTGGATGTGTTGCCTGCAACTGGCGGTGTCGTAACCTTTGTTGGCGCTGCTTCTACTCAGTACGCACAGAACTTGGTCTACCATAAGGACGCCATAACGTTCGCAACGGCTGATCTCTTGCTGCCAATGGGGGTCGATATGGCTGCTCGCGCAGTCCACAACGGTATTTCCTTGCGTATCGTACGTCAGTACGATATTAACAATGACCGTATGCCTTGCCGTATTGACGTTTTGTACGGTTTCAGCACAATTCGTCCACAAATGGCCTGCCGTATCTGGGGCTAATCTGAATACCCCTTCGGGGGTTTCATTTTGTAACATCTTTTAAAGGAATTTATCATGGCATTACCTAATGGTACAAGTGGCTATCAAGTTGGCGCAGGCAATACAAGCGAAGCGCTACTGATCGTCCAAGGCGCACCTCTTGCAATTACTGCAACAACTGCAACCCTAACTGGCGCTCAAATGGCCGTTGGTTTGATTACCAGCAACACTTCGGCTGACACCGTTGTTACGTTGCCTACTGTTGCTGATTTGGAAGCCGCAATTAGCAGCGCCCAAAAAGTCAACGCTGCATTTGACTTTGCAGTTGCCGTTGATGACACTGCTTATCAACTCACATTGTCTACCGCTACTGGTTGGACTTTGCTCGGTAACATGGTGGTGTTGGAAAACACCGGCGCCTTGTTCCGCGCTCGTAAAACTGGCGATGGTTCTTGGACTTTGTACCGCATTGCGGGCTAAATTAAATGGGGGTCTAAACAGCCCCCATTTTTAAAGGAAACATCATGCCATCAAATACCCAAGCGGTAGGTGTCGCGTATAGCGATCCTGAATTTACCACCTGCTATGCAAGCCAAGAAATTGGTTACGCAACTGGCGCACAGGGAACTGTGACACAAGCAACTAGCAAATCGACTGGCGTGACTTTGAACAAGTCTGCTGGCCGCATCACAATGCACGACGCAGCTTTGGCGGCGGGTGTAGCGGTGTCGTTTGTCTTAACTAACAGCGCAATTTCTATTAACGACACAATCATTGTGAACGTTTCTAGTAATACCACTGGTAGCGCTGCTGGTGCTTACACCACTTACGTTTCTTATCTAGCTGCTGGTTCTGCTTTGATCACGTTGCGGAATTTGACTGCGGCGACTTCTTACTCAGAAGCTGTCATTATCAATTTTGCGATCATCCACGGCGCAACCTAACCAAAAGGGGGCTAATCACCCCCTTTCTAATATGAACATTACAATGTTTCACCCCATCCACGGTGCTAAAGTTGCCACAATGGAACTTGAAGCCGAAATGGATGAAAAGAATGGCTGGACTCGCTATAATCCAGATACGCCTTCTGAACCTGAAGCGGCTCCTGTGAACGTGCTGGAAGTTAAGCGCCGTAGAAAAGTGACTACTGAAGAGGTCTAAGCATGACAACGTACACCGCTGGCGAACAAATCAATCGGGCGCTTCGGCTCCTTGGCGTGCTTGCTGAAGGTGAGACGCCCTCTGCGGCCACGTCCCAAGACGCCTTGATGGCGCTCAATCAGATGATTGACTCGTGGCAAACCGAGCGTCTGTCAGTGTTCTCCACGCAAGATCAAATCTTCTCATGGCCTTCAAGCCTTATCAGCCGCACCCTTGGCCCGACTGGTGACTTCATAGGCAACCGCCCCATTTTGCTTGACGATGCTACCTATTTCAAAGCGCCCAACGGCGTGTCGTATGGCATCAAAATGATTAACCAACAGCAGTACAACGGTATTGCTGTTAAGACCGTAACGTCTACATACCCGCAAGTGATGTGGGTCAACATGACGTTTCCTAACATTGAGATATACCTTTACCCTCGGCCAACACAAGTTTTAGAGTTTCACTTTGTGTCGGTTGAAGAGCTGAACAACCCTGCCAACTTGTCCACGGTTTTGTACTACCCACCAGGCTATCTGCGTGCGTTTACATACAACTTGGCCATGGAGTTTGCGCCTGAGTTTGGCGTTGAGCCAAGTCCACAAGTGCAGCGCATTGCGATGACTTCCAAGCGTGATCTGAAGCGCATCAACAACCCAGATGACGTGATGGCACTGCCTTACGCATTGGTGGCCAACCGCCAGCGTTTCAACATCTATGCCGGTAACTATTGATGAAGACGCCGATTCTTGGCTCCACTTACGTCACCCGAAGCGTCAATGCAGCAGACGCTCGGATGGTCAACCTTTTCCCCGAGATTGTCCCCGAGGCCGGTAAAGAACCTGCGTTCCTAAACCGCGCCCCTGGTCTAAAGCTACTCTCAACAGTTGGCCTTGGCCCGATCCGAGGTCTGTGGGCGTTCTCGGCTAACGATGGTGTTGGCTTTGTAGTGTCTGGCACTCAGCTTTACAAAATCAACAACGCCTACGTTCCTACGCTGATCGGCACGGTGGCGGGCACTGGCCCTGTCAGTCTGGCTGACAACGGCACGCAGTTGTTCATTGCGGCCAATGGCCCCAGCTACATCTACAACAACACCACAAACGCTTTTGGCCAGATCACTGACCCAGACTTCCCAGGCGCTGTGACAGTGTGCTATCTGGATGGCTACTTTGTGTTCAATCAGCCCAACAGCCAGTTGATGTGGGTGACACAGCTGCTAGACGGCACATCCATTGACCCGCTAGAATTTGTCAGCACCGAAGGCTCGCCTGACGGCCTGCTTGCCGTTGTGTCCAACTTCCGCGAAGTCTGGGCCTTTGGCACAAACTCAATTGAAGTCTGGTACGACTCTGGCGCTACAGATTTCCCCTTACAGCGCATCCAAGGCGCGTTTAACGAGTTAGGGTGCGCTGCCCCTTACTCTATAGCCAAAATGGACAACGGCCTGTTCTGGCTTGGCCGTGACCGCCGTGGCCAAGGTATCGTCTACCGTGCCAATGGTTACACCGGCGTGCGCATTTCCACACACGCTGTTGAGTGGCAGATCCAGCAGTACGCTGACATGTCGGACGCTATTGCTTACACCTATCAGCAAGACGGCCACAGCTTTTATGTGTTGATCTTCCCTACCGCCAATACAACGTGGGTCTACGATGCGGCAACGCAAGCCTGGCATGAGCGTGCAGGCTTTGTCGATGGCGCGTTTACCCGCCACCGCAGTAACTGCCAGATGGCGTTTAACAACAAGATTGTTGTGGGTGACTTTGAGAACGGCAACATCTATGCGTTTGACCTAGATGACTATTCGGACAACGGTAGCATCCAAAAGTGGCTACGTTCATGGCGTGCCTTGCCAACCGGCACTAACACCCTCAAACGTACAACCCAGCACATGATGCAACTCGATTGCGAGTCTGGCGTGGGTTTAAACCTTGGCCAAGGCGAAGACCCTCAAGTCATGCTCCGGTGGTCAGACGATGGCGGCCACACATGGTCAAACGAGCATTGGGCGTCCATGGGCAAGATTGGTCAATATTACAAACGTGTAATCTGGCGGCGGCTTGGCATGACTGTCAAACTGCGTGATCGCGTCTATGAAATATCGGCTACTGACCCTGTGAAAATTGCAATCATGGGCGCAGAACTTATGCTGAGTCCAACGAATGCCTAGCCCTAACGCTACGCCAACGCCGATCACGCCGCCGCGAGTGCCGCTGATTGACCCTCGCACGAATCTGATTGACCGCGCTTGGTACTTGTTCTTTCTGTCGCTCAATAACATTGCAACAAATGTTGTTGATGACGTTAACCTTGGCACTGATTCAATATCCTTGATTGCGTCTTATGACGCCGCTTTGCTGTCGGTCAATCAAGAACTGCAAACCCTGCCACCAGTAGTTACCCTAACAGCACCTGACGTATTGGGCGACTGTTGTTCGGCTTTGGTGTCCCAGACGGCTGAGATGCAAAAGCAGATTGAGGCTTTGCAAGTCCAACCGATTGTTGACGTTGCATCTATCACTGCCGCCATTAACGCTGCATCATCAGCGCCTGTTACCAAGACTGCTGACTTTACGGTAGCTGACAATGAGACTTGGCTCATCAATAACAAGTCAGGCTCGACTTGTACGGTAACTCTACCCACGGCAAGCGCATGGTCGGGTAGGTATCTGACTTTTAAGAACATGCAGGCTCAGACTTTGGTGTCTGCATCTAGCAACGTTGTGCCAATCGACAGCACCAGTGCTGGCACAGCAATCCTCTTGGCAGTTGTAGGAAATTGGGCGACAATGGTGTCTGACGGCACAAATTGGGTCATCATGCAACAAGCCGCAAACAACTGCCTCTTATTGGAGTAAACCATGACAGTCACCGTCAAAGTCCTCGTACCGGCCAAGTATGCCGAGAACGCCCAAACAACCCAGTACACCGCGACTGGCGTTACGGCCATCATCGACAAGTTCACCGCGACTAACATCACTGCCACGGCAGCGACTATCAGCGTGAACTTGGTCACAGTGTCTGGCTCGGCTGGCAACACCAACTTGATTACCAAGACCAAGACCTTGCAAGCGTCTGAGGTCTATACGTTCCCAGAACTGGTTGGCCAAGTCCTTGGCGTTGGCGACTTTATCAGTACAATTGCAGGCACAGCCAGTGCAATCAACATTCGCGTTTCTGGACGTGAGGTGACCTGATGCTTGTTCGCAAGGCTACTGAAACTGATTTACCCGAGTACATTAAGTTGGCGCAGGCGTTTCACACTGCATCGCCAATGCACGGGTCAATTGGTTTTGATGTGCCTGGTTATTCACAGTTTTATCTGTCCTCGCTACAAAACGACAGCATTGGCATTTGGCTTGCGGAAATTGAAAATAACATTGTTGGTATATGCGGCGCTCTTGTATACCCACTTTATTTCAACCCTTCAGCGCTTGTTGTACAAGAGCTATGGTGGTGGCTAACGCCAGCTTCACGGGGTAGCGGCGCTGGTGGTCAAATGTTCAAACAAATTGAGCAATGGGCAAAAGACAAGAACGCATCTGCATTATTTATGATTGCTTTAGAAGACAATCGGGCAAAAAAGATGGAAAATCTCTATATCCGCGCTGGCTTTAAGCCAATGGAACGCACATTTATCAAAGAGGTCACTTCATGGCAATAGGAACCGCAACCGCAATTCTTGGCGCTGCTGCACTTGGAGCGCTCAGTTCTAACAAAGCGGCTAAAACACAAGCTAGTGCCGCTGGTCAAGCGGCTGAGCTTCAAAAAAGTCAATATGAGCAAACACGAGAAGACCAAGCGCCTTATCGTACAGCTGGTTATAACGCATTAGCTGAAATGCAGCGCACGGCGGGTAATGTGCCTGGTGCGTTTAAATTTGGTAATGAAGCTATGTACCAAGATCCAGGCTATGCTTTCCGATTGTCAGAAGGCCAAAAGGCTCTTGACCGTAGCGCTGCTGCCCGTGGTGGTTTGATCTCTGGTGGTGCTTTAAAAGCGGCTACTCGATACGGTCAAGACATGGGTTCGCAAGAATATCAAGCTGCTTACAACCGTGCATTAACTGGATATAACACTGGTGTGGCCAGCGAAAACCAGTTGTACAACCGTCAAGCAGGGTTAGCCGGTATTGGTCAAACGGCCACTAATCTAGTTGGCCAAGCCGGTCAAAATTACGCAACCAACGCAGGCAATGCTATGGGCGCAGGCGCTCAAGCCGCAGCATCTGGTTATATGGGCATGGCAAACGCTGCCGGTCAAGGTGTCGGTCAGTATTTGAACTATACCAGCAACAATAATTTGATTGACGCATTGCAGAGAAATCAAAATATGCAATTAATAAATACTGGTGGATTTTCTAACACGCCATCGTATATGGTTAACCCAAATCGATAAGGATTAAACATGGCACTCGTTGATCCAAACATTGCAATGGGCTATAGGGGTGTAGAGATCCCTAATCAGTTGGCTCAATATAGCCAACTTTCGGCTATTCAAAACGCGCAAAATCAAAACGCATTAGCGCAATATCAATTAAGCGCGGCTCAGCGTGCAGATGAACAACAAACTAATTTGTATGCAGCCGCCAAACAACCTGATTTTAAATTAGATTTTCAAACCGCTATTCAATATGGTGCGCCAGGTATTGCGGCATTTAAAGCGCAACAAGAGTCATCTAAAACACAGGGCGAAATTAACGCTCAAGAAAGAAAAGCAGCGTTAGACCGTGCAGATGCTTTTTCAACTGCGTTAGCGCCGCTTGTCGCGTCTGTTCATGAAAAAAAACCAATTACACACCAAGATGTATTTGCACAAGCAAATCGTCTTGTTGCGCAAGGTTTGCTTAGAAAAGAAGACCTTGGTGCTATTCCAATGAACGCAGCTGAATTGCCAAAGTTTGTAATGAATATGGCAACGTCTACAGAAAACTCTCGCAAAGCATTGCAGGCTTATATGCCAGAAGCACTTGTTGCTGGTGGAAATATTGTCAACAAAAATCCTTTGGCCGCTGGCGGCATAGGAAATGTACTTGGCGATGTTTCATTGACAAAATTTGAAGCAGGTCGTTTGCCAATTTTGCAACAGCAAGCAAATATTGCAGGTGGTCAACTTAATTTGGCACAAGCCAAATTTGATTTTGAAAAAGCCAACCCCACAATGTCGATCCAAGAAGACCCAAGTGGTTTGTTGGCAGTCAATACAAGAACTGGCGTGGCCACTCCTATTGTTTACGGCCCCACCGGATTCCAAGCTGCACCCGCAGCCGCACCAGGCGCAAGCATGATGCGTCAGCCACCAGCGGCATTGCCTGGTCAACGCACTCCTGCCATTCCTGGCATGACCAGTGTGCTTGATCAGACTGCAGCGCCTGCTGCCATGACTATGCCTGCCGAGGTTGGTGGAAGAATGCCTGGTATGCCTGTAGGTGGCAAACCTAAAGAAGCACCGGCTAAATTTAATGACACAGATCTGCAATTGGCTGGTTTGGCTGGTTCTCTTAAAGAATTTAAAGATGAAGTCGGTAAAAATCTATTTACAGGTGCTAAATTTCTTCCATCTGGTTCAGACACAGCCAGAATGCAAGCTAAGTACACCGCACTGTTAATGGGTGTCAAAGATTTGTACACACTTGGCGCATTGACTGGCCCTGATATGTCAATCATTGAGTCACAAATTACCAACCCTGCTTCATGGTCTGGGAAAATGACAACCAAACAAGGTTTTGAAGAACAAACTAAAGTAATTGAAGATATGTTAAAACGCAGTTCAACAAATCTTGAAAATACTTATGGTCGCACGCCTAAAGCTACAAAAAAAGCTCTTGAATTGTTGCCAGGCGGTGCAAGCGGTGGCATATCAGGTGCAACCGCAAACGATCCATTGGGGCTTTTGAGAGGCAAACCATAATGGCCACACTTGCAGAATTCCGCGCACAGTATCCTCAATATGATGATGTGCCAGATGTAAAACTGGCTGATTCTTTGCATGAAAAATTTTATGCAAAGATGCCAAAAATGGAATTTTACAAGACCATTGGTTTGGGTTCGGCTGCGGCAATCCCTGGTGCTGAAGGCGTGGTAACTGGCAAGGCTGCACCTGAAGTTTCTATGCGTGACCGCATCATGGGCGTGATTGAAACGCCTTTGGCGCTTGGCGCTACCTTGGCCGGCGGTGCAATTGCTCCAATTGCTGGTGTTGTTGGAACTTTGGCTAGTGGCAAATATGGCACTCAGGAAGGCATTCGCGCTGGCGAACAGGCGGCTAAGTCTGTCATGTATCAACCGCGCACACAGACTGCTAGAGAAGCCTTGGGCGCTGTTGGCGAGTTCTTGCAACCAATTACTGGTGCTTTGCCACCAACACTTGGTGCAGCTGGTACAACATTAAACGCTTTGGCTCCTGCAACCTTGATGCAAGCAGGCGCACTTGCTCGCCCTGTTGTAAGCCAAGTAACCGCGCCAGTGCGCAATGCGTTGGCTAATGTAATGACACGCGAACAACAGGCAGCTATGCCAGGCATGGGTGCTGCCAATACCGCTGAAGATTTGATGCGTCAGCAACGGTTGGAGCAATTTGGTATTCGTGCTACAGCTGGCGAACGTGAAAAGAATTTACAAAAACAACAGTTTGAGTCAGATGTTCAACGTGGCGCCTTGCCTGGCGTTTCTGAAGATGTTAAAGCTAAATTAGGCAGAGAATATGGTGCGTTTAAAGTTGGTCAAAAAGAAGATATTTTGAATCAATTTGAACGTATGACAAATGAAGTGGTTGGCCCAGAAGGGTTGGCTATTGATCGCAGTGCCCCTCGCGCACTTGGTACTTTGGTTGATAAAACATTGGTTAATATTTACACCAAAAAGTTTGATGATTACAAAGCAAAATATGCCAAAGCAGACAGTTCTGGTGAAACTTTAGAACAAGTTCCATATCAAAGTTTGCTTGATTACATTAACACTAAAACGCCAACACGCCGTAAAACACTAGACCCAATTTTGGATGATGTGGCTGAATCTTTGGCTATGAATGATCCCCAAAAAACTGGGACTATTTCAATTCGCAGTTTAGAAGACATTTATCAACAAGTTGGTACAGCTAAAGATTCACCAAGCGCAAAACCATTAAAAGATTTGATTACACAAATTGGTGATGGTGCTGGTGGCAAATTATATCAAGAGGCTCGTCAAGCTAGAGCGCAATTGGCAAAAGATTTTGAAGATGTTTATCGCGTTGACAAATTGCTTGGCACAAAAGCTGGATACAAAGATCGTCAAGTAGCGCTTGATGATGTTTATAAACATATTGTGATTGATGGCTCATTAGAAGAAATGAAAACCGTCACTAATTTGCTTAAAAAAGGCGGCAAAGAAGGTCAACAGGCTTACAAAGAATTGACTGCCTTTACCTTACAACAAATGAAAGATTTGTTGCTTAAAAAAGGTAATGACACAGACGATATTCGTTTAAATAACTTTAATAATTTTGTTACTCAACTTGATCGAGAAGATAAACTTGCTTATATGTTTGGCAAGCCTGGCAGAGACAAACTTATTGATTTAAAACAAAGTATCAGCGATGTAATGGTTAAAGAGCCAGGCGCGGTTAATTACCCCAACACGGCTGGCGCTGTCTTGCGTGGCCTTGAAGCCTTGCAAAACTTGCCGGTTAAGATACCTGGCACTCAAACGGCTGCCGAGTTTGCGCGTGGATTGCAATACAAAAAACAACTTAAAGAATCTTTGAAGCAACCCAACCAGTTGGCGCCAAAACAGACAAACCAAAACGCTTTGACTAATAAGCCAGTTAAGATTGACTTAACCGGCATGGCCGAATGATGGACACCCAAGTTCTTTTCAACATTGCGGTCAGTCTGGCGGGGTTCTTAGGTGGATGGATCTTAAACAACATCTACCGTTCCCTTGAGCGCCTAGACACCGACGTTCGGGCGATGCCTTTGAATTACGTTGGCCGCGATGACTACCGAGCCGACATGCGCGACGTTAAAGACATGCTCGGCAAAATATTCGATAAACTCGATAGTAAGGTTGACAAATGAATGCGTCCGCTATTTTTTCTACTGCTGTTGCTACTGTCCGGGGCTACGGCCAAAGAGTCTTGCATCGTTTCCGACTTCTATGGTCTAAGCTGGCTCGGAAACCCGAGTGAGCGCCACCAGCGACTGTCTGAGTGGCTGACTATCAATGGCAGCAGTTGCTCGTCTGAGCAGTTAGCGGGGATATGGAATAGCCTGGCTATGTGGGCTGGCGTTGCGGATAGTTCGGAACTAAGGAGCAAAGTTCTGTATTATTACGCCAAAGCAGTTGAGAGGGAACGCAAGTGAAAGTCAGCTATGACAAATGGTATCCCGTAGTTCAACCAATGGCTATGGTGCAACAGGAAGCATTTATAAAGAAAGTGGAAAAGCAAAACGCTGAACATGCTTTGCAAGTGCAGATTGACAATACCGTTAAGAAGTTTCACCAGTATGAGTATGAGATTTATGAGTTTAGGATGCGTCAGATAACGCTGAACATTCAAATTGCAAATTTTAAACGTGATATTGACCTACTTGTGTGAGGACGTATGGAAAACACCAAAGACAAACTGACGTTCTATGTGACCTTTATGGTCAGCATTACGCTTTGCGTTTCGGTACTGGCCATGGTTATCTCGTTCATGCTTGGTTTGTGGGCCAAGGAAGTGGACAACGCTGAGATCTTTAAAATGATCAGCCCCGCCTTCTCAACCCTAATCGGCGGCATGATCGGTTTTCTATCAGGCATTAAACTCAACCAAACTGAGGATAAAAAATGATTGGATTAGATGCACTTTTAAGCGTGGGCGGCAAGCTCATCGACAAGTTAATTCCTGATCCAGAAGCCAAAGCTCGGGCGCAGCTCGAATTGCAAAAGATGGCGCAAGATGGTGAACTGGCCAAGATGGCCAACGAAACTAAGTTGTACGAAGTAGAGCAAGAAAACGTTACCAGACGCGCTGAAGCGGATATGGGGTCTGACTCTTGGCTGTCTAAAAATATACGCCCTATGACGCTTATATTCCTTCTGGCGGCCTATTCTGGCTTTGCTGTTGCATCGATTTTTGAATATGAGACACGCGGCGCTTACGTTGAGTTGCTTGGCCAATGGGGAATGCTTGTCATGTCATTCTATTTCGGTGGCCGCACCATGGAAAAGATTGCAGACAGGATTAAGAAATGAACCTTACAGAACACTTCACACTTGAAGAACTGACGCACACAGATCATCGTCAACTAGACAACACACCCAACGATGCAGAACTTGAAAACCTTAAACGCCTGGCTGAATTCCTTGAGCAAGTTAAAACTGTACTGGGTGGCAAGCCCATCATGGTCAATTCAGCTTTCAGATCAAAAGCTGTCAATGATGCTGTGGGTAGCAAAGACACTTCTCAGCATCGTGTTGGCTGCGCTGCTGACATTCGTGTACCCGCTATGACACCAGACCAAGTGGTGCGTGCCATCATTGCTTCTAGTCTTGGGTTTGATCAGGTGATCCGCGAGTTTGATCGGTGGACACACATCAGCATCCCCAACCAAGCTACTGGATCACCTCGCAAACAAGCCCTGATCATTGATAAGGCGGGGACTCGGGCATTTGTTTAGACAGGGTTCGGTAAGCCTCAATGGCCGTTTTAAGGTCACACTGTAGGTGCTGAATCATGTCATCTTGCTCACATAACTTGGTGTAAGCCTCACCGGCAAACTTAACCAAGTTGGCTTGGTTCCATGTAGAAAAGTCTGGTCTGTTGGTCATGCTCTCTCCTTGATGTCGTAAAACCAGTCATCGCCGGCAGACCACTTGCGTGTGCCGTCTACAGTCCACAATCTTTGCGCTGCTTGAAAGTCAGGAAACTTTGTCTCAGCCGATATTAGGCTTTGGTCATACCACAGGCATCGGTTGTTGGGCTGGCAGGCAAACTGGCCATTGTCTAGCGCAATCCAGTTAAACGACTTGTGTTCCTCGGCCTGCTCGGTAAAGCCGGTGTCTAAGTCCATGCCCTCGGCACAAAAGTCCACCGTGAACAAATAGCGCCCAAAGTGCCATTCTTTGTCTTTGCCCAAGAACTTGACGCCCAGGTTACGCAGGCCGATTTTTTCAATAATCGTGAAGCGGTAGCCCATGCAGTCCCACAACTGAAGCGTATCAATCGGCAAATTGCCATGCTCCGCGTGCCAGACATAAGCATGGATTGGCAGCTTGTCGTACAGGGCGCCATAAGCTGGCAGTAGGCTTTCAATGCGGAATACTTGGCCACGCAAGGCTTTGAGGCTAACCCAGATCGCAGGCTCTAGTTCGTTGTGCCCTTTGTGGTCGTTATACAAAAACTCGCGTTTTATAAAACATTTTAGGGGCGGCAATGATGCCACGATATAACTCATGTGCGTGTTTCCTTAATCATTGATTTCTTTCTTTGAGGGTGCGTCCATTTCACGGCGGTAATACTTAGCCGGCATCTTGGCGTTCTTGTCTAGCTGTTTGCGCAGCCAGTCAATGCCGCCTAGTTCTTGAAAGATCATCATGTGACGATCCGTGAGCCTGATCTGGCGTCCTTTAAGGGGTTCCGATGGTTTTGGGCGTGGCATTTTTTTTCTTCGTAAGTGCTTCATGCAAGCCGGCCAAACCACCAACGTGCTGACCATCAACAAAAATCTGCGGCGTCTGGCGTGCGTTTTCTGGCAGATCATTAAGTAATGCAGGGTTTGACTCAATGTCAATCTCAACATACCTAATGTTTTCAGCCCTCAAAATCATCTTGGCCGTATTGCAATTAGGGCATTTGCGTTTGGTGTAGATCAATATTTCCATGGGTGTATTTGCTCCTCTAGCGCGAATTTTGTTTGCAATGATCGTTCCATAATTGCTGAGTTTGTTTTCTTCATCCCACTTGTCAGCAATACGGGCGCATTCCTCACGTTCTATGTTGATTGCCGCTTTGATAGCATCAATCTCCCAGTGGTAAGGTTGCCCCTTTATTCTGTTTTCATGCTCAATGCGTGCAAACTCGTCATCTTCTTCTGTGCGTATCATGTTGTCTCCTAAAAAGGTATTTGATCCCATTCCCAATGTTCGCATTCAACCGTGCCGTGTACCCACTCCATCGGTGGCTTGGCTTCAAATTGTTTGCAAATGCCTGTGCTGAAGTTGTTGCAATGTAGGCAATTCACTTCGATGTTGCTGATCTGTTTGACTTGGCCGTCCAGATGCCTCTTGATTGCGTTCAGTTCTATCAAATTCATAATCTTTTACCTCTGTGTATTGTTTGTTTTTACGGGTTGCAATTCTGACTGGCTCATTGATCTTGTGTGACTCTAAGTAGTAAAGCGCCATTTGAGTACCAGCCGGCATAAACGTCTTGTCGCGCTTTAGCCACCAGTCCTGTGCCTTTTGCTTGGGGTAGCCAACATGGTTAAAGCACACCCACTCGCTGGCCACGCGCAGCAGGCCGCTGTAGTAGTCAACCCTCATGCTGTCAGGCTTGCCTTCTTTGCGGTGCATGGCGTAACCTACCCGAGTAACGTCATGCCAAACCAGTTCGACTGCCGCGGCTTGGCTTGATAGCAGCGCAGCATAGGAAACTTTGGCATCCATTGGCTTGGCTTCTTCTTCCCTGATCGTGCCACCGCAATGCACACACACAAGCGCAGCTGGTGCGTTGCGCTCACCGCAGTCTGGGCAGATGCTGTAGGGCGCTTCTTGTGTGCCTGACTTCTTTTTAGCCCTGCCTTGGATGGTGTCCACCGGCCCCAAGCGCTCCACCGTGTCGGTAAAGTCAAGCACTAAGCAATCGGTCTTGCCGTCTGCAATGCGAGTGCCTCGGCCCATGCCTTGCACATAAAGCACCGGCGATTTGGTGGGCCTGCACCAAACAATGCAGTCCACATCCGGCACGTCAAAGCCAACTGACAGCGCCAGCACGGTAACCAAACAGTGAATTTGGTGGCTCTTGAACTGGCGAATCAGGTCTTCGCGCTCTTGCTTTGGTGTCTCACCGCACACAACAGCGCTCACAATGCCCAATGCGTTTAGCTTCTCAGACAGGCTTTCAGCGTTATCGACACTCGGTGTAAAGGCAATCCATTTCTTGCGCTCTGAGGCAATCCTAGTGGCTTCTGCGGCCACTTTGGCAAGGTATTTTTCAACCTCGCGGGATAGTTCGCCAACTTTGTAGTCGCCATTGGAAATGCCAACATGGCTGGCATCGATGCGGGTGCTGATTTTCTCTGTTGGTGGAACCAGTGGTGCAATGAACTTCTGCGCAAGCAGCTCACCCATGGACACTCGGCTTGCGATGCCGGTGAACAAGGGATCGTCACCGTCAGTCAGCCAGACCTGATTGCCCCTAAATGGCGTAGCCGTCATGCCGACTGTCCTGAACTCGCACAACTCACCCAGCTTGGACAAGAAGTTGCGGTACATGCCTGCATCCCCTGCCTTCTGGCTCACTAGGTGAGCCTCATCAATCACCACGGCCTTGATGTTGCCAAGCAAGTGCGCGGCCTTGTGGATGCTGCCAATGGTGGCCACAATCACATCGGCGTTGTACTTCTTTGTGCCCAGGCTCGCGCTGACAAAGCCCACGCTGATAGTGTGCGGCAGCAAGGCTCTGAGTTTGGCCGCATTCTGCTCGGCCAGTTCTTTGGAAGGAACCAGCACCACAGTGCGCGGGTGAAACTCTGGCCACTGATCCCACATCTGGCGCACAATCTCAGCGCAGATCACCGACTTGCCAGCAGCGGTAGGCAACACCAAAAGAGGGATGTCGGCATCCCCCTGGTGCTTTGTCCACCAGCCAAACAAGTCGCTGACAGCGCGTGATTGGTACTCACGCAGGATCATCATCGCGCTCCAAAAGCATCTTGTCAGCCATGGCATAAGCGTTTTCTACGGCGCTTTTTCTGTCGCCATTGGCCAGCAAGCCAGTCAAGGCAGCCGCGGCAAAGTAATCACGCAAGGTGATTTGGTCAATTGGTGGGGTGTTCATACAAACCTTCCATTGTGTTGTTTGCGCAAGTCAAGCGCCTGGTCATCTGTCAGCATGATCTTGTCTTTGCAGGCATGGATCTCTTGGCTGCTGATGTAGTCAGGGTTCTTGTCAGGGTCACCATTGACAAACTGTTTGCCGTCAGCCATTTGGTAGACAACGCCATAATCTTCGGTGCTGTCAACTGGCATGGCCGTCTTGGCTAATAGGATGGGAATATAACGGTGACGGCTGCAACCCATGCGCTGTTCGTCTGTGGCCAGATCGATGCCGTGGCTGTTGCATGACCATCGGCCTTGGCCATCAATTTCTGGCGTGGCGTAAACGCATGACCGGCATGTGGGCGCCGGTACGTCCGTGCCGTGGCAAATAGCTTGGTAGTCGCAGAACTTGCACTCAAACCATGTTGGGTCAGTCGAGATGCCAACTGGTGGCTCAACACTGGTGATCACCGCCATGGCCTTGTCAACCAGCTTCTGTGCCTCGTCAGCGTCAAACTCCAAGCGCTCGGTGTAGATGTCGTCATTGTCTTTGTTGACCACCAGGTACAAGGCCCTTCGGCAACCGTCCTCGCCAAACTGATCAATGCTCCACTTCATGTATATTTGCATCTGCGCGTAGTGTTCGGGTTTGGCCTTCTTTACGCCATTTTTTTGCATTTCCTTGTACATCTTGTCAGATGCTGTTTTTATCTCCAGTATGTGCGGAGACTTCGGAGCCTGCGGCAAGCCCGTAATGATGCCGTCAGCATTGCCCTGAAAGTGATGGCCAGTTGTGCTTTCGCTGAATGACCATTGCTTGCCGGTGGTTGGGTTGATCTGGTAGACCGTGCAGCCAATGCTTGCTAGGTCTGAGTAAACCCTTGGCTCCTGAAGATGGCCAGACTGGAACACTCGGTAAAGCCGGCCAGAGAACTCGGCAGGCTTGGCCCATCTAAATGAGTACCAGTGCTGGCGCAGGCAGGGCTTACCAATGGCAGAGGCGCCAAGGTAAGGGCGTTGTGCTTCCGCGCCATACTTTGCCTTGTAATGGGCAAAGATGGCATCGGCCACAGGATCAGTAACTGATTGTGGAAGTAAGGCCATGTCAGCCTTTCCGTGCCCAAGCGGGTGCTTTTGGCTTTGCGGCTTCTTGCTCGGCTGTTGGCCATGCAGGCGTGTCGGCTACTGGCGCCGGTGTTGGTGCAACAGCTGGTGCGCTAAAACCACCGGCAGACTCATAGCCCCTGATGTTGTTGCTGGCCTTGTACTGGCCTTGAGCTTCCCGCACAGTTACGTTGATGCGAACTGGCTTGAAGTGCAGGGCGGCAGTGTCAAGCAACTTGATCACGTTCACAGCATGGCAAAGCGCAGACAATTGGCTCTGAGAGATGCGTTGTGTGTCTTCGTTGGTGTGTTGAATGTTCAAGTTTTCCCAGACTTTGCGGCCTTTGAACTGGCCATCAATGACCTCAAAGGTCAGCTTCAAGCCTTTGCCATTGCCAGAAGCTAAGTCACGAATGTCTGATTCTGTGATGTGTGCCAGGTATGTGCCGGCAGGCAGTGGGCCACTTACGGCCTGTGGTGCAACTGTAGATGCGTCAAAATTAAACTGAGCCATGATAAATTTCCTAAAAAGTTAAGTTACGAACTGGGGTGATCAAGACTGCGCTTGAGTAAGCGCTGCTTGGAATGCCGTCCAGTCAAGCGGCATATTCTGAAGGCCAAAGCGGTTACCACCGCAGTGAGCCGGATGGGGTTCAACGTGCAAGATGCGCTCACCAGTTGTGGTGGCTTTGGTTTCTTTCTTAGAGAAGCCTGCATCTGTCTTGCTGGTGAAGATACGGTAGCCTGCGTAGCCAATGACATCTGCCCATTCTTGCACCAGGCCGGCGGCCTTGTCGTGCAGTTTAAGGACATGGCTGTCATAGCCTTCGGTCAGCGGATCTTCAATGCGCTTGATCTTGTCATGCGCAATCAAGATGATGCCCATGCCTTTGGCAGAGCGCAAAACCTCAAGGCCAGAGAGCAAGTTGCGCCACTCTTCGGCTGCGGCCACATAGCCCTTACCAAAGCCTGGCTGCTCGATGTTTTTCCAATTGTTCTGCTTGCACACATACTCTTGGATCATTGGCTCCAACCAGTCGAGCGAATCAATGAACAAGGTCTGAAAGTCATGGTCCTGATTGATCAACGTGTCAATGGCCGCATAGACCTCGGGCAAGCTGGCCGCTAATGGGAAGGCGTTTGCGTCCACCGCATCGGCGCCGTCTTCGGTCAGGATGCCAATGGCGTTGGGCGCCATGGCTGCGAAGGTTGTCTTGCCAATCTTGCCTTGGCCCACTACCACAATCTTGGGTGAGCGTACACGTTTGGTCTTAGAAATAGAGGATAAATCGAATGCCATGTTAGTCTTTCAGTTCAATGGATGGTTTTGCGGGTTTGCTAGTGATGAACACCGCGGCCTTGTTGTAGGCAGCAGGGTCAATTTCGGATAATTGGCGAAGGTAAGCCAAGTTGACTTCGGCCTTCCACCTAAACGCACGCTGGGCGTTGTCTGATAGATCGTCATAGTCGGCGGCCAAACGATCAGTATCAACCGTGCGGTTCAGCTTCCAAGTGATGCTGAAGTCTTCGTCATTGTGTGTGCCTTCGTTGCTCTCAGGCTTGGCAAACTGCTCGGTGATCAAGCCCTCAATGCGCAGGCGCTCGGTTTTGGCTTCGTTCTCGGCCTGTTTAGCCTGGCGCAGTTGCGCCACCAAATTAGTAATCGTCATTTTTAAAGTCCTCAAGTGCTGTGGTTGTGATGTGGTCTACAAGGTACTGCAAAAGCAAGTGGCCAATGTCAACGTCAGTGCCTTTGACATACGCATTGACCAGTTCTAGATTCTCAGATGTGCCAGGCTCATTGAGTAAGCCATAGCTGTCGCGTGAGCCTTCTTCGTCTGGCGTGTACTCCAAGAAGCAGACCAGATCGACACCTTCAACTTCGCATTCGTACTGGGTAAGGCCGCTAGGGCAGACGGGTGTGGGTTTCATGCTGACCACCAGGCAACGAGTAGGACGGCCATGCCAACGCCAATGGCAAGAACTGTGAGAAGGTCAATCACTGCTTCGCCGCGGGCGTTCAACTTGGCGTTCTTGACTTCAGGGTAGTGAAAGTATTTGCTGTGTTTCATGTTGTGCTTTCGGGGGCCGTGGCCCCGTTTGGTTTAGTTTGTGAATTCGTTGTTGATGACTGCTTTTTTTGCATCTTTTAGACGCAAGCAAGACCAACGGAATTTGCCATCAACATGGATTTCCCAGCTTGAAGACAATGTGTTGCAGCGAAAGCCATAGTCCTGAACACGGACAATGGTGATGTTGCCTTGAGTAAAAACTGTTTTGCGGTTCATGTTATTTACTCCTTAGATGCGTGAAGGTTGTGTGCCAACTAACTCGCCATCCATGATTTTGAACATAATGGTCTTGGCAATGTTGAGGGTTTGGCGGGCGCGTTCTGTGTCACCAAAAGACATAAGTTCTTGAGCGTCTGACATCAGGCCAGCGACTACCATGTTGCCACCTGTAAACTGATATGTGATGGATTCTTTGACTGACTCAATGTAAGAGTCAATATCAGCAAAACCATACATTGATTCGTTGCGGCTAGTTTGTGTTGCGTTTGTCATTTTGTTTCCTTTGGCCTTTCGGCGTGATGCCAAGAACAATTTCGTTGGCATGGATTGATTATCTAGCAGATCGCTAGATGTCGTCAAGCGTTTTGCTAGAAATATTTAAATTATTTGTGTAGGTGCTTTCCCTAATACGGAATTGCTCAAGCAATCTGCTAGACTTTGCGTCCTATGAACACACAAATACCCCCAGACGAGCGCCGACAACTGGCAGAAAAAGTTGGCATAAACGAGCAATATCTCTACCAGTGCCTTACGGGCCGGCGTGAGATGTCAGCATGGGAGGCTGTTCGAGTAGAGCAGCAGACCGAAGGCAGGGTCACTCGGCAGATGGTGTGCCAGGGCAGTTGGCAGTCTATTTGGCCAGAACTTGTGGAGGCCAAAGCATGAGCAGCCTAACGTCTATTTTCCCCAATGGCTTCGCAGCAGCCACCGAGTCGCAAGACCTGATCAACCCTGAAGAATCGTTTCGCAGGCACTGCGAGGCGGCTGGTCTGCTGATCAAAGACCAGATCGTGGCAGATGGTGAGATCCACAGGGTGGCTCATGTGTCGTCCAAGAAGGGTGCGCTTGACGGGTGGTACATCTTGCACACCAGTGGCAAAGTTCCTGTGGGCATTGCCGGCTGTTGGAAGGAGCCAGTGTTTGAGAGCAAATGGATTGCAGATACTGGCCGTGCCATGTCGTTCACTGAGCGCTTCGAGCATGACAAGTGGGTGGCAGAGGTCAAAGCCAAGAAAGATGCAGACAGACTAGCATCTCAGGCGGTAGCTGCAGAGCGTGCAGAGGATGAAGTGGGAACATATGCGGATGCGTCAAATGATCACCCCTACTTAGTTCGCAAGCATGTTAGCGCCAACGGGATCAAGATTGATCGCGCAGGCAGACTGGTTGTGCCGGTGATCAATCAGGCGGGTGAGATTCTGTCGTACCAGACCATTGATGCAGATGGCAACAAGCGGTTCTTGAAGGGTGGCAAGATCGAAGGCGGGTTCTATGAGTTGCGCGGTAACCGCAAGATCGTGTTCATTGGTGAGGGCTTTGCCACCTGCGCATCGATCCATGAGGCGACTGGCTACACCGTGTTGGTGGCGTTTGATTGTGGCAATCTGGCCAAGGTGGCCAAGAGCGCCAAGGAGATGTTTCCAGGCTCCAAGATTGTGATCGGCGCAGACAATGACCAGTTCACGGAAGGCAACCCTGGCGTCACTAAGGGCCGTGCAGCTGCGGCACTAGTGTTTGGTGAGATTGTTTACCCATCGTTTTCTGATTCGGACATGGTGGACAACAAGCCTACAGACTTTAACGACTTGCATTGCTTGCAGGGCTTGGATGCCGTCAAAGAGCAGATTGAGCGCGTGGCAGGGCCAATGAAGGACAAACTGGCGTTTGAGTTCAGCAGGGCTGACAGCCTGCAACTCACGCAAATCAAGTGGATCGTGGATGACTACATCGAGGCAGACTCACTGGCGCAAGTGTTTGGTGACCCAGGCGGTGGTAAGTCCTTCGTGTCCATCGACATTGCCTGCTGCGTAGCCACTGGCAAAGCATGGCATGGCCATGAGGTTAAGCAAGGCAGTGTGTTCTACATCGCCGGCGAAGGTCATAACGGCTTGGCTAGGCGGTTCAAGGCATGGCAGTTGGGCAATGGGCAAACCTTGGACGGAGCGCCTCTGTACAAGAGCCACCGTGCGGCGCAGCTGTATGACGCGACTGAGGCTGCCGTTGTTGCAGAGGCCATTAAAGAGTTGTCACAGCAGGCAGGCACTGTGCCAAGCATGATCATCATTGACACCTTGGCGCGTAACCATGGTGGGGATGAGAACAGCACTCAGGACATGAATGCGTTCATTCAGCACCTTGACACCTACTTGCGCCAACCATGGAACTGCTGCGTTCTAGTGGTGCATCACTCTGGCGTGGCTGACAAGGATCGCAGTCGGGGATCGACAGCCCTGAAAGGCGCACTGGATGCAGAGTACCGCTGCCAGTTGGACAGTGGAACCAAAACCATAGCGTTTGAGTCTAAGAAAATGAAGGACGCAGAGATGCCTGCACCAAAGAACTTTCAGATCACGCAAGTAGACTTGCCAATCCAAGACAAGCACGGTTTGGCGGTCAAGGGTGCATACCTTACAGCTGTGGACATTAGCGGCCTGACCAGTTCAATCCAGAAGAAAACATATCTTGCGGGCAACCAACGCAAGACCTTAGACTGCCTTGTGGCCATCCAAATGAGCCATGAAAAGAACGGCATTTTGGACTTGGTAACCTACGATGAGTGGCGCGAGTCGGCCAAAGAACATGGCATTAAATCCAACCGATTTAGGGAAGTTGTTGATAGCTTAGTCAAAAAGTTGTTGGTTTTGGAGGACTCCAGAGGTTACAGAACCAGACCGAATATAGATGTGACGAACGAACCGAAACTTACCGAATCGGTAACCGAATCGGTTAATTCGGTTGAACCGAAACTATGAACCGAATTAACCGAAACTTACCGAAACTTACCGAAACTGCCGGCTCAAACAGTCTGATTTTCGAACCGAAACTTACCGAAAGGGTATATATACCCATTCGGTTTCGGTTCGTAAACTGTTTCGGTTCGGTTCGGTTCGGTTTTGGGAAAATCGGGCAAGGTTGGGTGGTGCAATGATTGAAGTAGAAATGGACATGAAAATCGTGTCGGTGGCCAACATGAGATTGCATTGGGCGGCCAAAGCTAGGCTAACCAAAAGTCAGCGGCAAAAGACCAGAATGGCATTGGCAGCTGTTGCACAGTCCTATGGCGTGGAGATACTGCCAGTCACCGTGGTGTTGACTAGGGTGGCTCCAAGAAAGCTGGATGGGGATAACTTGCAGTCTGGGTTCAAAGCGGTCAGGGACGGGGTGGCTGACTGGCTTGGCGTTGATGATGGCAGCGACATGATTGAGTGGCAATATTGTCAGCGCTCTGGTGGCCCGAAGGTGTACAAGGTTGAGATTGAGGTGATAACATGATGGCGTGCGCAGTTGCCATTGCCGCACCTTCAGGGAAAGCGCCAGTTGGCGTGAGTACCTTCTTTTTTAAGGAGTTTACAAGTGACTGAAAACTTGGCGTCAGAAATGACAGTGCAGAAACATCCTGGTGGCCGTCCAGTTGTTTATGGGATGGATAACCCATGCTGGCAAATCTTGTGCGAACAAATCTCGGAAGGTAAAAGTCTAAGCACGGCGATTAAGGCAGAAGGAATGCCATCGTATCAATTGGTGATGCTTACGCTCAGAAACAGCCCTGAGTTCAGAACCATGTACGAAAAGGCCGTAGAAAGCCGCGCAGACCGATTGGCAGAGGAAATCATTGAACTGGCTGACCAAGAGATGCCAGACGGTTTAGAAGGCCCTATGGCGTCTGCATGGGTGCAACAAAAAAGAATGCAAGTCGATGCACGCAAGTGGGTTGCAAGTAAGTTGAAGCCTAAGACTTATGGTGATCGCATAGACGTTGCCGTGACCGATAACCGAATCAGCGTTATGGATGCACTCAAAGAAGCAAAGCAGCGTGTGTTACGCGATGATAGTAATGTCGTGGATGCAGAGGTTAAAGAGGCGTGAAGCAAGGTTATGCACAAAACGCATAGATTTTGTATCATTACGCGCACGCGCGCGTGTTGCGTAAACGCAACGAAAAGAAAGCCAGACAACAAGAAAAGCATCGTCCACTTTATACAATGACCATTATGTTAAGTTGACCCTAAGTTATCCACAGAAAAAATACTACTCAGGCATTACAGTTTGAGTTATCCACAGGCAAATGTGGACAACTGTGGAAAACACCCTGTGGACAAGCGCCCACGGCCTGCCCAGCCGGCCAAGGGGGAGGGGGTAGGGCCGGCGCGAAAGGGCCGCAGGAACGGTAGCCCCGCGAACATTTTTTATTTTTATTTTTTAAAAAAATCATTTACCATCACCCCTAATGCAAACCACGATCTATAAGCCCGAAGACGAACAAGAGCTGATGGCCACTCTGTGGACACCGGCGATTGCCGATGACCCCGAGGCGTTTGTGTTGTTTGCTTTCCCTTGGGGCCAAGAGAACACACCCCTTCAAAACTTCAAGGGGCCGCGCAAGTGGCAACGCGAAGTCCTGCGGGAGATAGCCCAGCACATCAAAGACAACCAGGGCAAGATAGATTTCAACACTCTGCGCAGTGCAGTCAGTTCTGGCCGCGGTATTGGCAAGTCTGCGCTAGTGAGCTGGCTTACCATCTGGATGTTATCCACGCGCATAGGCTCAACAACGATCATTTCGGCCAACAGCGAAGCCCAGCTGCGTGCGGTGACTTGGGCTGAGATCACAAAGTGGTTGGCCATGAGCATTAACAGCCACTGGTTTGAGGTGGCAGCCACCAAGATCACGCCTGCGGCATGGCTGACTGAACTGGTTGAAAAAGACCTTAAAAAAGGCACACGGTATTGGGCTGTTGAAGGCCGCCTATGGTCAGCAGAGAATCCTGACGCTTACGCTGGTGTCCACAACTTTGATGGTGTGATGGTGATTTTTGACGAGGCCAGCGGTATTGACGACAGCATCTGGGCTGTGACGGCTGGATTTTTTACCGAGAACACACCGAACCGCCTTTGGTTGGCTTTTTCCAACCCACGGCGCAACACTGGCTACTTTTATGAGTGCTTTAACTCTAAGCGCGACTTTTGGAGTAACAAGGTGGTGGACGCACGCACGGTGGAAGGCACAGACAAACAAGTCTATCAAAACATCATTGACGAATACGGCCCCGACAGCTCACAAGCCCATGTTGAGGTCTATGGCATGTTCCCATCTGAGGGTGATGACCAGTTTATTCCGGCTGACATTGTGGATGAGGCCATGGCACGGCCCAAGTACAAGGATCAAACGGCGCCCATCATCATTGGAGTTGACCCTGCACGCTTTGGTGCTGACGCCACGGTGATTGCTATTAGGCAAGGGCGCGACATTGTGAGGATTGACAGGCATCGAGGTGATGACACCATGACTGTGGTTGGCCATATTATTGAGGCCATGGAGGAATTCAAGCCTGCCATGGTGGTGATTGATGAAGGTGGGCTTGGGGCTGGCATTGTTGACCGTTTGAAGGAGCAAAGGTACAAAATCAAAGGTGTCAACTTTGGCAATAAATCGGCAAATCCGATCATGTATGGCAATAAAAGGGCCGAAATGTGGGGAAAAATGAAGGATTGGCTCAGAACGGCAAGCATTCCCAAAGATAGGTTCTTGAAAACTGATTTGGTATCGCCTATGATCAAGCCAGACTCTAGGGGCACTATATTTTTGGAGAGCAAGAAGGACATGAAAGCCCGAGGTTTGGCCAGTCCTGACGCAGCAGACGCAATTTGTGTTACTTTTGCGTTTCCTGTGGCTCATAGGGAATATACTGCGAGGGAAACAAGCCGCAAGTACACTGACAGGACGGCGGTTGCAACTTCATGGATGGGCAGTTAAATGGCTACCAAAAAGAATGTATCTTTAAGCGTAGGTCGCGGTGAAAAGTTGCCGGTCAGCAAGGGCGCCGGCCTGACCGAGAAGGGCCGAGCCAAGTACAACGCAGCCACTGGCTCGAACCTCAAGGCGCCAGCGCCTAACCCTAAGACCAAAGCAGATCAGGGGCGCAAGGATTCATTTTGTGCAAGGATGGGCGCAGTAGCGGCCAACGCCAAGGATGGCGAACGCGCTAAAGCGGCTCTTAAACGATGGAAGTGTTAACATGAAAAAGCCCGGCTTATATGCCAACATTCACGCAAAACAGGCTCGCATAGCCGCTGGCTCTAAAGAAAAAATGCGCCAGCCAGGTGCTAAAGGCGCACCAACAGCTAAAGACTTCAAAGAATCTGCTAAAACTGCAAAGAAGAAGTAATCATGCCACTCGTCAAATCAAAATCACCCGAAGCCTTCCGCAAGAACGTCAAGGCCGAAGTGGCCGCAGGCAAACCAGTCAAGCAGGCTGTGGCCATTGCTTATGCGGTCAAGCGCGAAGCACAAAAACCAATGGCCAAAAAAGGTAAGTAATGCCTATAAACGCATTAGCCCCCGTGTCCGTAAATATGTTGGGTGTAACACCAGCCTATGCAGCTATTACGGACTTTAGCAAATACGCAAATTTAACAAGCGACAACAAAAAGTTAAAAGTTGACTATCAACCTTTAAATTTTGACGAGCTATTAAAAGCGGGCGCGTTTAGGGTAACTCATCAAGGGTTAGACGATGGGTACAACCCTGATCCTAAAGCTGGCTTTTCATTAGTATCTGCCTATAACGATGCAGTTGGCCCAGGCACAAGGGGCTGGAAAGATAACGAGCTTGCTTTGCCAGTGGTTAGAGAATTGATGACTCAACGGCCAGCAGATATAGGCGCACACAAATATATGCAAATTATTCAATCAGCTAGGGACTTAGGTTTGACGGACAGTCAAATCTTTGGTACAAAATGAAAGCACTGCAAGACTGCATCATCATTGAGCGCGATGTTGACAAGCACCCCTTGTTTGTGTTGCCCCAAACTGAAAAGCTAGGTACTGGCATTGCTGTTGCCATTGGCCCAAAATGCCTAGACATCAAAGTCGGCGACCATGTATACTTCGACGTAGGGCAAGAATTTAAGCTAGATGGCAAAGAATATGTCGTCATGCGTGAGCCTCATATTTTAGGGGTTTTGGAATGAATGATCCAACCGGAATAGTCGCCGCCGCTAACGTAGCTGCTGGCGGCAAACCACCAAAGTCTGATTCAGACATTCTGACAACCGCCCGCGCTCGGTTGGACATGGCCGTTGCCGCACTGGCCGAGTCACGCGAAGATGAAATTGACGATCTGCGTTTCTACGCCGGATCTCCAGACAACCACTGGCAGTGGCCTGCTGACGTGCTGGCCACCCGTGGCGCGGTGCAAGGTCAGACAATCAATGCACGCCCAACGCTCACAATCAACAAACTGCCGCAACACGTTCGTCAAGTGACGAATGACATGCGTCAGAATCGCCCAGGCGCACGGGTTATTCCTGTGGATGACGATGCTGATGTGGAAGTGGCAGACATTTTCAACGGCATGATTCGCCATATTGAGTACATCTCTGATGCTGACGTGGCCTATGACACGGCGTGTGAGAACCAAGTGTCCTACGGCGAGGGTTACATCACCCTGATGACCGAGTATTGTGACGAAAACACATTCGATCAAGACATTAAGATTGGCCGGATTCGCAACTCGTTCAGCGTCTACATGGATCCACTGATCCAAGACCCAACGGGTGCGGATGCCAAGTATTGTTTTATCACCGAAGACCTTACAAAAGCAGAATATGAGCGCCAGTATCCTGATGCCGCGCCTATTTCGACTTTACAGTCGCTCGGCGTGGGTGACCAGTCGATCAGCAACTGGCTCAATGAAGACACCGTGCGTATCGCCAGTTATTACTACATCGACTACGACAAAACCAAGCTGAATTTGTACCCTGGCAACCAGTCTGCCTTTGAAGGTACGCCCGAGGACAAGATGCTCAAGGGCATGTTTGGCAAACCTGTCAAATCACGCATGTCTGAGCGCCCACGGGTGATGTATTGCAAGATCAACGGCTATGAAATCCTTGAACAAAAAGAGTGGGCTGGCAAATGGATCCCCGTGATCCGTGTTGTTGGCAATGAATTCGAGGTTGATGGCCGTATCTACATCTCTGGACTTGTCAGAAACGCCAAAGATGCCCAGCGCATGTACAACTACTGGGTTAGCCAAGAAGCTGAGATGCTGGCTCTGGCGCCCAAGGCTCCGTTCATTGGCTATGGTGGCCAGTTCGAGGGTTATGAGGACAAGTGGAAGACAGCCAACACAAACAATTGGCCCTATCTGGAGGTCAATCCTGACGTTACAGACGGTCAAGGCGCAGTCTTGCCACTACCCCAGCGTGCCCAGCCTCCAATGGCCTCCACGGGTCTATTACAAGCCAAAGCAGGCGCATCTGAGGACATTAAGTCCACAACTGGCCAATATAACGCATCACTTGGTATGGGTTCCAACGAACGCTCTGGTAAAGCCATTCTGGCCCGCCAGCGTGAGGGTGATGTAGGTACTTACCATTACGGGGATAACCTGACCCGTGCCGTGCGCCATGTGGCTCGTCAGTTGGTGGACTTGATCCCTAAGATTTACGACACACAGCGCATTGCTCGCATCATTGGTGAAGACGGCGAGACTAAGATGGTCAAGATCAACCCTGACCAGCCTCAACCCGTCAACAAGATTGTCAACGAGCAGGGTATTGTGATCGAGAAGATTTACAACCCAGGTGTCGGCAAGTACGATGTGGTGGCCACGACTGGCCCAGGCTACGCAACCAAGCGCCAAGAGGCGCTAGAAGCCATGGCTCAGTTGTTACAGGGTAATCCCCAACTGTGGCAAGTGGCTGGTGACTTGTTCGTTAAGAACATGGACTGGCCTGGCGCACAGGAAATGTCCAAGCGCTTTGCCAAGACAATCGACCCTAAATTCTTGTCGGATGGCGAGGATGATCCAGCATTGCAGGCAGCGCAGCAACAGATTCAGGCCATGGGCGCTGAGATGGAGCAGATGCACCAGATGATCCAGAATGTCGGCAAGTCCATTGAAATGCAGGACTTGGAGCGCAAGGACTTTGAGGCTCAGATCAAACTGTATGATGCCGAAACCAAGCGTATTGCTGCGGTGCAAGCCGGTATGACCGAAGAGCAGATCCAAGACATCGCCATGGGCGTGGTTGCTGCGGCCATGGAGTCGCAGAACACAATGAACCAAATGCCTGAGATGCGTGAAGAGCCGATGGCCATGGAAGAACAACAGATGATGCCACCCGAACAACAGATGGGACTGCCAACATGAAAGCTGCCGATTTTATAGGAATACTGTTCCTAGCCCGTGATGTCACGCACAGTGTTCACTTGAACACGCGCAGTTACAGCAAGCATGTGGCGCTTAACATCTTTTATGACCGCATCATTGGCGCGGCTGACGACTTTGCCGAAGCCTACCAAGGCCGGTATGGCCTGATTGGCCCCATCACCCTGCATTCGGCCAAAAAGACGGCTAACGTCATTGAATTCTTGCAAGATTCTCTTGCTGAAATTGAAGCCGCAAGATACGATGTGTGTGATAAATCTGATTCATCACTGCAACAATTGATAGATAATATCGTTGAGATATATCTTCGCACGCTGTACAAGCTGAAATTCTTGGCATAAGGAAATATGATGGAACTACTTAACCCGATGAGCAAAGCGGATTTCCCCGCTTACACGGCAACTGCCGGTGCAAGCGCAGGCAACACAACCGCATGGAACGCTGGCCCTCAAGGCGTTTTGGTTTGGTGCGAAGTGCCTTGCTACGTTGAAGTGGGCGTTGGGGCTGTTGCTACCAGTGCCAGCACTCCGATCCCTGCTTACACGCCAATTCCTTTTTATCTGCAACTCAGTTTAAACGGCTCCCCTTGGCGTGTCAGTGTGCTGCGAATTGGTAGCTCAGACGGCACTGCGTACTGCAAGCCTATCAACAAACAATGAGCTTCGGTGTCGCCCTTCGCAATTCGGTGGCCATTGGCCTAGCTGGCATCGTCACGCTGTTTTCAGGCACACGCGACAGTGGTGCTTCAGTAGGCAATTTGCTGTGCGAAAATGGCGACAACCTCGTCCAAGAGGACGGTGGACAAATTCTTTTGGAGTGACCTAAATGGCCGTCAATCTTTCCCCCGTGGGCGGCGTTGCGGCCCAGTTTTTCACTAATACCGGCGCAGTCTTGATTGGCGGTAAACTGTACACCTATGCGGCTGGCACAACCACGCCTGCGGCAGCTTACACAAATTCTACTGGCGGCACTGCTTGGACAAACCCTATTGTTTTAGATGCCGCAGGCCGCGTGTCTGGTAGCGGTGAAATTTGGCTGACTGATGGCATTAACTACAAATTTGTGTTGAAAGATAGCAACGATGTTTTGATTGCCACATACGACAATATCAGTGGTATTAACTCTAACTTTGTTGCGTACACCAACAGCCAAGAAATTCAAACTGCAACCTCTGGTCAGACCGTCTTTACGTTGACCACAATGCAGTACCAAGTTGGCACTAACAGCTTGTCTGTGTTTGTCGATGGTGTAAACCAATACGGCCCCGGCGCTCAGTATGCGTACACTGAGACAAGTTCCACATCGGTGACATTTGTGTCTGGACTCCATGTGGGTGCTGTGGTTAAGTTTACTTCAACTCAGCAGCAAGGCGCAGGAGCAGTAGATGCTTCACAAGTGTCTTACGATCCACCTTTTACTGGCTCTGTCATTACAAATGTTGAAGCTAAATTAGGTCAATCTGTTAGCGTCATGGATTTTGGTGCAGTATGTAATGGTATTGTGGATGACACTGCGGCAGTTCAAGCAGCTGTCAACTACTGCTTAACAGACCCACTTAGACCTATTTCTTTGATAGTGCCAGGCCAATGTAAGCTAACAGCATCAATTAACATTGACCAAACAGTAAGTGTCACAACTCTAAAATTAGGTGACTTTAGAATTATTGGTCAAGGCAAAATGCCTGGCTTTTACACCACAACCCCAATTGTGA